TCAAAGAACTTAGGAGCCTTGCGGAATGTCCATGAGGCGTAGTCCAATGCTGCGTTCCAACCGTTGTATCCTGCTGGTATTGTGTACCCAGTAGAAGAAAATGCAAATGAAGCAAGACTGTCTTCACCTGATGTAGCATTGACAGTTAGGTACTTACTATCTCCTCTCTCAGAGTCAATCAGGATATTACCCTGTGTTGATGTTCTACTCTTTGTCCAAACCATACCCCCTTCACCAGCAAGGTCTATGCCATTATTTATTGCTAAAACACCATCATTACCCGTATACAAATAAGTACTAAACACATCAGCGACATTAACCGCACCACCTGTAGGCTGACCAGCTATACCCATTCCTACTTTCTTTTCAGTAGTCATAGTTTAGCCCATCCCTACAACAGCCATGCCATACCAAATGGTTCCACCGTCAATCGTTGTGAATACTAATACGTCTACGCCTGCTGCTGTGAGTGTAGGAGCCGTAGCTGCAGGCCAATCTACGCTTGTGGGCCACGTGACTGTAGCACTGCCACCGTTAGTTAGGATTAGCGTAAAGCTGCCTGCTGTGCCTGAGGCTGGAGGGTTAGTAAAGGTTAATGTTTGTGCGCCTGAGATAGTCTTGGTCTGTACGTTACCTAATGATAGGTCTACAGCGTTGGCAGCCATTGCCACTTTGGTTTCTGCGTAGTCCTTTAATACTGGGCCTTGTATGATGTTATCTGCTGCAACGATAGTACCCGATAGAGTACCGCCAGCTTTAGGTAATGCTGCGTTTGCTGTAGTATTTGCAGTTCCTGCTGTAGTCGTAGTAGACGTTAGGATTGCATCACGGGTAGCAATATCAACACCATCAAACGTAGAGTTTGTAGTGATAGCCCCTGTCATCGCTCCACCTGTCTTAGGTAGTGCGTCATTAGCTACTGTAGTTGTGGCTATCAGAGCAAACTTAGAGTCTGCTGCGGCCTGTGTGTATGTGTCAGCTACGTTAAATGCACCGTAAGATACAATGTCTACTATGTCGCCTACTGTAGCGCCTGTAGTTAATACAATAGCCGTGCCTGACGTACCAGCAAAGTCCTGTACGATCTGTAGCTTGATACCATTTAGATAAACATCTACAAAGCCAGCGTCATAAACTACTGCGAAAGAGGTTTGTGATGCTGTGGCTGTATAGACAACCCGATCAGATGTGCCGTTAACTGCTGATCCAGCGTCTGCCCAACTAGATCCATTGTAGACTCGCATTGAGGCGGCGGTGGTGTTGAAATGCAATGCGCCTGTAGCTAAAGCAGCACCATCATTATCCACTGTAGGGTTAGTACTTTTAGCACCCAAGTAGATGTCGTCAAATTCATCAAAGGAAGCGGCAGCTGCTGTAGCACTGTTAGCGGAACCTGTTGCTGAGTTAGCAGAGGCAGTAGCAGAGTTAGCACTAGCTGTAGCACTGGTAGCTGCATCCCCTGCACTAGTAGCAGCAGCAGAGGTAGAACCAAACAATACATCTGTATAGTTCTTAGTGGAAGCATCTTGTGCAAGAGTAGGATCAGCAACACCTGTAATCTTGTTAGCACCCATTGCTAGAACACCACTCATGGTGTCACCAGCCTTAGTTACTTTCAAAGCATCACCTGTATCTACATATGTCTTCGTAGAAGCGTCTGTGCCAGCCGTAGGAGTACCTAGGCCAGTGATCTTGCTAGTACCCATAGCAATGGCACCAGTCATGGTTCCACCCGCCTTAGGCAGCTTTGTAGCGATACTGTTGGTTACTGTGGTAGAGAAGGCTGCATCATCACCTAGGGCAGCAGCTAGTTCATTTAAGGTATCCAAAGCTCCCGGAGCAGAGTCTACTACTGCAGCAACTTCAGCATCTACATATGTCTTGGTAGCAGCGTCAGAGCCTTGAACAGGACTAGATAGACCCGTTACTGTGGCAGAGGTAGAAGCATTCATATCCAATGAGCCGTTAATGGTCACATTGTTAAATGAACTTGTACCTGAACTTGCAGTTACGTTGCCAGTTAGATCACCAACTACATCACCTGTAACATTACCTGCAAGGTTGCCTGTTACATTACCTGTTACTGCACCAGCAATCGGGCCTACAAAGTTAGTGGCTGTTACTGTTGTACCTGTTACAGTACTAGGAGTAGTTGCACCAATCTGAGAAGCATCAACTGTACCCCCATTAATATCAGCGGTAGTTGCTACAAGAGAACTAGTGGTTACAGCGGCAGGTGTAGTGCCACCAATAACAGTACCATCTATAGCACCACCATCAATATCAACAGTAGCTAATGTAGATAAGCCTGTGACACCTAAGGTGCCTGCAATGGTTGCGTTCTCATGTACTGCAATAGTATCAATGTAGCCAATACCATCTATGTATAAGTCTTTGAACTCTGCACTAGAGGAACCAAGATCAACATCGCTATCAGTGACAGGAACAATTGCCCCATCCTGAATGCGTAGCTGTTCTACTGTGCCAGCGCCTACTTGTGTATAGAAGCTGATACGATTATTAGCAGTGTCAATGACTACTTTGTTTAAAGCATCAACGTCTGCAATGAGAGGTACATAAGCGCCTTCAGTGGAAGAACCATCATGCTTATGTCCAGTTGCGAATGCGAAAGTATCCCGTAGTGCATTGTACTCTGCGTTAACGGGTGCCGCTTTGATTACTGCGTTTGCAGTTATGTCTGCAACGGATTGTCTATTATAGCCAGCCATTTTATCTTAGATCTCCAGTGCCATAAGTTAACACTATGCCCTGTATGCTGTGACTAGCATCAGTGCTATTAGTTACGTATTTAAAGGATATGGACTTACCAGAACCTGCTATGTTAGTTGTCCGTATCGGTGAGGGGTTACCACTGTAGATGGCAGTACTATCATAGGTAGCTTCATTGAAGTATGCAGCAGCACCTTTAGTAGTCATTGAATAGTTAGTAGGATTCATTACATTTATATCTTCGTAGTCATATACTACAGATAAGATAATCTCGTTGTCCCCTTCTGCCCTAAGGTATGTATTCACCTTGTAGAACACTTTACGTTGTTCAGGGTTTTCCATATATAGGTAAGGAGTCTGATAAACACTAAAGATGTCAATACCATTAAAGGAGTTACCAATCTCTTGCCTATGTACCTTGCCATCTGAGGTGCCGTGTATTACATACTCATACTGACCCAAGTAACCACTGGCAGCACAAGTAGCCTCAATGCCTAGTAGCTGACCAAACTCAAATGAGAATCCTTCTGGTTGCTTTCGGATACCTCCGATGATACCTTGGGATTCTGCAGCAGAGAAGAAGATACGGAACTGAGACTTCTGACGAATAACGACAGAGGATAAACCATCTAAGTCTAAGCTTAATGAAATGTCAGTGAATAAAGATTGAACATCCTTAGATACAGTTTCTAGCTCAACATCACCAATACGGCTTGTACCAGAAATAGGACGCATACCATCTTGACTAAGGAACAGTAAGTCCCCTCCGATCTCAATGATACTATCAGAAGCAATACAACCTAAGTCATGTGTAACACCTGTCAGTACAAAGTCTGCAGTGTTAGTACCCTTCAATGCTTTAATATTGTTAGTGCCGAATACATATAATGCATCACGGAAAGGTTTGATTGCTACAATGTCAAAGCCTACGTTGATTACACCAGCACCATTACCTGTAGCAAAGTCTGTCTCTGCTAGGGGAGCACTGAAGAATAGTTTTGTAGGATGTGCAGGATCACCTGCAAGGAACATATGATTAGCAAAATCCACAGCATACTTTGGATCTGTCGGAGCATTCGCATGAGTAATCTGAGTGTACGTAGTACCATCATAAGTAGCTGCAGGATTAATGCCATCAGTAAGTATAGTCTTCTTTGCTGTGTAGTTGAAGTTACTAAAGCGTACCTTGCTAACGCCTGTCATTGTAGGTGAGCCAGCTGTAGTAGCAGCTACCCATGCAGAAGTTGAAGTGTTCCAATAGTGTAGGTAGTTGTATCCAGAGGAAGGCTTTCTACAGGCTAGGATGCCATTGTTAATACCATTGACTACATTAACACCTAGCGTAGCTCCAGTTCCCGAAAGTGCTCCATATGAATTAGCAAAACCATTAATACGTCTATAGCCACCTGTTATGGCTGGTTCATAGTTAACGAGTAGAATAGCACTTCCCGGAGATTGTTCACCCTGTGCAAGAACATCACGACTTGTATCTAAGCCACCCCTGCAGAATACTTTGTTTACCTGTAGTTGATCTGCCATGTGACTATGCTATCCCTGCAGAAGTAAGCTGACGAGTCCTAACAATGTAAGTTGATCTCATTTGGAACGTATCATCCATTAGGACATTACGCATAGCCTTAACACCATCTTCAAAAGCTTCTTGGTGCATTGCAGCACTCTGTGCATTTGAACGGAACTGCATCATGTACATCATAGCACCATCAATAACTACATGAGAGAATCTATCAGGAATGCTACTTACATCTGTGTATAGATTAAGTGCAGTAGGTGAAGACCAGTAGGTGTACTCTACTTCATACGCTGCATTAGGAACTGGTGTTACACCGAAGGTAGAACCATATGTCTGAAACACTTGAGTTGGAACACCTAACCCCGTGGCTGGTGCAAGATCGTCTGTGGATCTGTGTGTTTGTGTATATGATTCGTGTGACATTGGCTTTAACACTGAGGGTGTATTACCTTCAGAACTAAGTTGTTTAATATAGTAGGTATCCCAGTCAGAGCTTGAGTAGTCTGAGGGGAAAGAATATGTGGTTACGCCTTGTGTTAGCGTTTGTGTAGTCGTTGTTTTAATGA